CGGGGTGGCTTTGGTGGGCTTCTTAGCGGCGCTGGCAGTCTTGCTGGCCTTGGCCTTCGCGGGCGCGGCCTTGGCGGCTTTCCGCGCGCCCTTGGCTGCCTTGGGCGCCTTGGCGGGTGCGGCGGCGGGCGTGGCTTCCGGCGTGGCGTCGGGCGCGCCGTCCAGCTTTTGGACGGCCTTGAAGATCCGCGCCACCGCGCTCTTGCGGTCCGTGAACTTCTTGACCGGCTTCAGGTCCGCGCCGAATCCGGCGACGCCTGCGAAGCTGTTCCAAACCGCGACCAAGCGGTCGGCGGGCCAGTTGGCGGCTACGTTGGCCAACTCCTTTTCGGTGGCGAAGTGCTCTTGTCCTTCGGGGATCTGCTCGGCGGCGGCGTAGGTCGTGATGGTGTTGTCGGCGTCTATCGAAAAAAGTTTCATGTTGGTGTCCGTTTCCTTTTGTTTGCCTCTATCTGCTGGCACGACCATTCATCACTCTGCTTACGCCCGACAGCAAGCGGAATCTGCGGACTTCCGGAAAAAAGATAAGTGGCCCGAATCTAAGGCGAACGCCGGAGTCCTCGCATGGCTTTAACCCTGGTGCAGTTGCAGGCGAACCTGGACGCCATCAATACCGCGATCGGCGATCCTACCTTGCGCGTGCGCTTTCCGGACGGACGCGAGGTGCAATACCGGACCATCGACGAGTTGCGCAAAGCGAAGGCAGAGATCGAAGAGGATATCCGCGAGATGAGCGGCGCGACTGGCGGGCGCGTCCGGTTGGCGCAAACCAAGCGCGGCGACGGCCCGTCCGGTCCTTCGCTCTACGACAGGTGGTAACTTTCCGATGACAATCAACAAACTGTTATTGGTCGCCGTGCTTTCGGGTTCTCTCTTCGGCCAATCGGCGAAAGAGAAGGCGCTGCAGGCACAACTCGATGCGGCGCATGCCGCGCTGGGCGCTTCCACTCGGGCGGCCGACCAACTGGCTCAGGAGTTGGCGAAAGCGAACGCCTCCGCCGTAGCGAAGGCGGCTACGGCGGCCCGTGCCGGAAAGAACGATGCCGCCACCGTTGCGGCAGCCGCCGCCGACGCCGCCGCCGATGCCGCTACCGCACAGATCATCGCCACTGCTAACGGAGAGGCGGCGCGCAAGGCTGCCGAGGATGCGGCGGTGATGGCGCAGAGCGCTGCCGCTACGGCGCGGGCACAGAACATTGCGTTAATGATCACGCAGTCCTTCGGTTTCCTCGCAGTGGTGGCCGGGCTGCTCTGGAAGGGATATACCGAGGCTCGCGACCGCCGATGGGCACTGGAGGATCAACGGAGCCACCAGAAGGACGTCATCGACAAGCTCGGCCAAGTGAAAGATGAGGCCCACGCTGCCTATAAGGAAGCGAACACGGTGAACGTCAAGATTGCCAGCATCGGAATGCAAATGAAGGACGGCAACCCGGCGGATGCGGATGAGAAAACCATGGGAGCCGGCGGCGGCACGATGTGAGGAAAGGACAAACCGATGACCATTCCTGAAATAGCGGACGCGCTCGAAAGCGCGCAACGGCAAGGTGCAGACAAGGACCATCCGGAGGGATCGCGATACGCGGTCTTCAGCGACACCTCCCTCAAGACGATGGCGCGGGACCTGCGTCTGGCGTCGGCGGATCGGCCGGACGTCGAGACGTTCGGAGTGCGGAAGCCGTGACGGCGATCTTCGAATGGCTCGGGCGGTATTTCAATCTGGCGTCGCGCGATGCCGGCCCGAAAAGCTTCATGGCCCTGGCGAAGGAGCCGCGCACGCGGTCGAAGCTGAGGACCTCCAGCCTCTACATCATCCAGACCGATTTCGAGGTAACGCCGGACTCGTACGCCAACCTCCAGGCGATGCTCAACGAGGTCCGCGAGAAGTACGGCCTCGACTTTCTGATCCTGGAACCCGGTTTCAAGGTGAAGCGATTCGATGACTACTGATCTCCAGGTACGACGTCCTATCCCGCTGCTGCGCCGCGACTGGAACGCGCAGTCTCCCGCCTCCGGCCGCTACACCATCCAGCGCACCGTGGGCGAATTGGTCGACGGCTACCGCCAGCGGCACGCGCAGCGGTTCGCCTACGAAGGCGCCACCGCCGGACGGCGCGTGCACGGATGGTATGCCTCGTCTGCCGACGCCAACGTCGAGTTGATGGGCGCGCTTATCTGGCTGCGCAACCGCAGCCGGGAGCTCATCCGGAACAACCCATACGCGGCGCGCGCCATCGAGGAGTTGGCCGGCAACGTGGTGGGGACCGGCATCGTCCCGATGGCCAAGACCGGCGCCACCGCTATCGACGCGATCATCGACGCCGAGTGGCCATACTTCTCGGAGCAATGCGACGAGCCGCAGCGTCTCGACTTCTATGGCATGCAGACGCTCGCGATCCGGACCATGGGAGAGAGCGGCGAAGCTATCGTGCGGTTCCGGCCGCGCCTCGTGGACTCCGGCCTTCGTGTACCGCTGCAACTTCAGATGCTCGAAGCCGATTTCCTGGATCAAGCTCGAACGATGGGGCTGGTCAACGGCCACGTAATGGAAGGCGTCCAGTTCGACGAGGACGGCCATCGCGTGGCGTACTGGCTCTTCAGCTATCACCCGGGTGGTGTGCTGATCCTCAACCCGCGCGGCGGTATCGTCAGCCAGCCCGTGCCGGCAGACCAGATCATGCACGTCTATCGCGTGCTCCGACCCGGCCAAGTGCGTGGCGTGCCGTGGCTGGCGCCGGTGATGATGGCGCTGCGGGACCTGGACGACTACTGCGACGCCGAGCGTGTCCGGAAAAAGATCGAGGCGTGCGTGGCTGCGTTTGTGACGCAGCCGGAAGGCGTCGACGGCGATCCGGTGGGTTTTGCCGGGACAGATCCGTTCAGCGGGCATCCTGTCGAAAGCTTCCAGCCCGGCATGGTCGAGTACCTGAAGCCGGGCCAGGACATCAAATTCAACAACCCGCCTCCGGCCGGCGGTTACCGCGAATATAAGATGACCGAGTTGCAGGGGATCATGGCCGGTATCGGGCTGCCCTACGAACTCGGCACCGGCGACATGTCGCAGGTGAACTATTCCTCCTGGCGCGGCGGGATGCTGGGCTTCCGGAACACGATTGAAAACTACCGGTGGCTTACGTTGATGCCGTTGTTCTGCATGCCGGTGTGGCGGCGGTTCATCGACACGCTCGTCCTGCTGGGGAAAATCCCCCTGGCGGCGGTGAACAATCCGAAGATCAACCTGAAGCAGGTTCAATGGACTTCGCCCCGGTTCGAGTCGGTCGATCCGGTGAAGGACGCCGAGTCGGTATTGAAGGACGTCCGCATGGGCCGGAAGCCGTGGTTCGAGGCGGTGCTGGAGAACGGATACGATCCGACGACGCAACTCCAGCAGATCGCTTTGTTCAACAAGCTGGTGGACAAATACGAGATCATCCTCGACGTCGATCCACGTAACGTGACCTTGCGTGGCCAGGAGCAACCGGCCAATACCGAAGAGCGCACGCCGACCAGCAAGCCGTCAGGCGGCGGCAGCGGCAGTCAGGGCTTGGGGATCTGCGAGCTATCCGACGAGGACCTCGCGATGGTCAAAGAGCTCTTGGTGGCGGGAATCTCGCGCGTCACAACCAACTGGCAATCGACCACCCGGATCTACCGGGGGTAAATCGAACCGCAAAGAGGAGAGGGACAAGGATGAAGGGCAACCCGGATGTAATCACCGGTCTGGAGGAGCAGCCCGGCCAAGCGGTCATCGCGGCGGCTGCGCAGGACCCGCCGGCAACAACGACGACCACTGAAACCAAGAAGACCACCGCGATCACCACTACCACCGAGACGGAGGTCCATCGGGAGGTAACCGCTCTCGGCGATGCTGCGGCCTCGGGCGACGCCAAGGGAACGCCGGAGGTCGAATCGACGACCGTCGCGCCGCCGGCCGCCGCGAGGGTGGCGGTGACAGGCGTCTCCGAGGTCTTCGCCGCCGACGCGCAGGTGGTGCCCAGCACTGCGAACGCCGATGACGGCACCATCGATGTCGTTTGGTATAGCGGCGCGATGGTCCCGAGGATCGACCGATCTACCGGCGAGCCCTATATGCTGCGCCTCGCGATGGAAGGCTGCCGCATGGACCGGCTGAATAGCGGCGCACCGGTCTTCGATACGCATTTCTCGGGCGACGATTTCAAGTCCCTCATGGCCGGCAAGGTCGGCACGCGAGCCCAGGTCGGCGTCGTCCAGCGCGCGTGGCCGAACGGCCCGAAGGGAATGGCGACGCTTAAATTCGACCTGGGCGACCCGGACGGCGCGGAGATGTTCCGCAAGGCCAGCACCGGCATCCTCCAGAACCTCAGCTTCGGCACGTTCATTTACAAGCGCGAGAAAACCGACATGCAGACGGAGGGCATGCCGGAGGGAAAAGCTCCGTACCTGAACAACCAGGAGGTTGGGATGTTCAAGGCGACCGATTGGGAACCGTTCGAGATTTCCCCGTGTACGGTGCCGGCGGATTTCAATACATGTTTTCTGAGCGCGCAACCGAACGGGGAGATAGCAATTTTCGGCGCGCCGGACGCCGCTGTGATGAATGTACTTCGGGCAATCAGCCCGCAAAAGGAGAAACCTGCAATGACTGAAACAACGCAGCAGGGCACGGCTGTGGATGCCCGAGTTGTGAACGAACAAGCGTTGGCCGCCGCGCGCGAAGAGGCGGTCACTCAAGAACGTAAACGGGTCAGCGATATCGAAACGCTGGGCACCATTCAAGGCGTCGAAAGAGCCTTCGTCACCGAGCTCGTGGCGAAGGGCGTCTCGGCGGCCGATGCGGGGACGCAGATCCTCAACAAGCTGGCCGCGGATGCTGCGAAGCGCAAGATCGTTAACGACGGTCCGGGGACGGGCGGCGGAACCGACGCGATACAGAAGCGGTTGGGCTGCATGCAGTCCGCTCTGCTGCTGCGCGCCGACACCCGGTTCTTCCTGAACCGGCATCCGACGACCGGCGAGTTCCTGGCCGGTTGTGGAGAGAAGCAGCAGACCAACGCGTCGGAGATGGCGCGGGAGTATCGCAACTTCAAACTCATCGACATGGCCAAAGAGTATCTGCAACTCCGCGGGATCGACCCGCGCGGTTGGGATACCACACGGATCGCGGACGTCGCCCTTCGCGCTCCGGCGCGCGATGCGGAATTCTTCGAGGGAGGATCGCAGGCCACCACGGACTTCCCCGCGATCCTCGCGAACGTCGCCAATAAGACCCTGCGCCAGGGATACGAGTCTTATCCGCGCACGTTCGAGCCCTTCAGCCGTCAGATGACGGCGCAGGACTTCAAGCCCATTAATCGCGTGATGCTGTCCGATGCTCCGTCGCTGCAGCAGTTGAATGAGAAGGGCGAGTATCACCGGGCGCAACTCACCGATAGCAACATCGCCTATGTGCTGAACACCTTCGGTGAGATTGTGGCCCTGACCCGCAAGGTCATCATCAACGACGACCTCCAGGCCTTCACCCGCGTCCCGGCGCTGCTGGGCGTGGCTGCGGCGCGACTGGAGTCGGACATCGTTTGGGGCATCATCATCAATAACCCGGTGGCGAAGTACGCGGGCGACGTTGCGGCCACCGCGCTGTTCGCTGCCGGCCACAACAACCTGCTAACTGGAACCCCCAGCAGCATCGATCCGACCGTGGCTGGCGCCCAGGCGCTGGGCGCCTTGGGCCTCGGGCGTGGAGAACTGCGCCGGCAGAAGGGGCCGCAGGGCACTCCTTTGAATCTGGTCCCGCGATTCATCGCGGTACCGACGGCGCTCGAAACGTACATGCTCCAGGTCGTGTTCCCGATTGACATCGCCTCGTCCGACGAGACCAAGGTTGTGCCGCAGTGGGTTCGCAGCTTGGTGCCTATCGTCGAGCCGCGTCTGGACGCCGCCAGTTCGACCGCGTGGTATCTGTTCGCGGATCCGGCGCAGGTGGACACCGTGGAGTACTGCTACCTCGAGGGGCAGCAGGGCGTTTACATCGAGACCAAGCAGGGCTTCGAGGTCGACGGCATCGAGATCAAGGCGCGCATGGACTTCGGCGCTGCGGCCATCGACTATCGCGGCATGCAGAAAAACGCCGGCGCGTAGAAGCAGCGCGCGGCCAGCCAACAGGAACAACCAACGCCGGGCCTCGACGGGCCCGGCACAAACATAGGAGACGAATCGATGAACAACTATGTCCAGCAGGGCAAGACGATTACGGTAATCGCACCCTACGCCGTACTCGGGGGCGGCGGTGTCGAGGTGATCGGCACGGGCTACCTTTTCGGGGTCGCCGTCAACACGCAGGCGGTGAACGACAACATGGAGATCGTAACGGAAGGCGTGTTCGACCTGGCCAAGGACACCAGCACGTTCGCGACCGGCGATTACGTGTATTGGGACAACGTCAATCACGTGGCTACCTCCATCAACACCGATAAGAAGATCGGCGTGGCAGTCCTGATGCAGCCCAGTGGGGCCAACGCTCCCGGTGGCGCCGCCGGAGATCCGACGGTGCGGGTGCGTTTGAACCCGGCGTTCTAAACATAGGGGCGGCGGGCGCCGCCCCTCTCGTCCTCCCACTGAGGTTTCTATGTCCGGATGGCCCACTATCAACGCAAACGCGAATCGCACCATGCAGAACAGGTTCGGCGAACCGGTGGTGTACCAACCCATGCAAGCGGGCGCGCCGGCCAGCGCACCGGTTCCTCTCACTGCCATCCGGTGTACCCGCGAGCGGATGGAGGCAGGTGCGGTAGCGAGCGTGGAAGAGATCGAAGTGAACCCTGTCGACCTTCCTGATGCGCCGCCGCAGCGTGGCGACACGGTCACTGCTTGGGGCGCGACATTCACGGTCACGACCGTGCGACAGCCCGACCCGTACGGCATGGTCCATTTGACGCTGACGATGCAACCGTAATGATCAATCCCAAGACCATCCTGGCCGAGTGGGTGACCGCGCTTCAGGCGCTGCCGAACCTCATGAAAGCGCTAGGCGGCGGCGCCAGTTCGATCCAGTTCTATTCGGAGAACGCGACGGTCTTCGGGCAGCCCACGCAGAACAACGTTCGCCTGGCGGTCCTGGGAATGCCGCCGGGATCGATCATGGTCGTCTGGCACGGCACTGCGCCGGGCAGACTGGGCAACGCCCTCGTATTCGTGCATGAGTTCGCGCTTTACCTGCGCGCGCCGGAGACGCCCAGCGTCGGCTACGAGGACCTCTACAACTGGATCGTCAACGACAGTCCCGAGGGAAGCACGCTCAAGATGCTGCACCTCCCGGTCAACCCCAGTTGCGAGCCGATGGATTTCTATCTGCCGTCAGCCCGGCGCAACACTATCGTGGTCAGCGCGGACGGTGCCACGTTCGAGTACTTCGAGGTGGCGGTCCGGTTGATCGAGGCCACTAACCCCTAACAGCCCGGTCGCCCCGGAGTCGAGGACTGAAATGCAGAACGTAGAGAAGGTTCACATGCAATCGCCGGAAGGCGAAATCCGGGAGGTCGAAGGGACCACCGCAACACTCTCACCGTTGATGGTGGCGGGCTGGAATCAGGTGCCCGCGCCCGCCGCGCCGACGGCGGAACCCACGGAAGCGAAGGAGGCCAAATAGCCATGGCGAATATCAATGAATTGATTGAGGGCTGGAGTTACGGCAAGCAGACTGCCATCGGCACGGCGGCGCTCGTCGCCAAGATCTGGCGGCTTACGAACCTCAACACGAAGCCTTGGGCGAAGGTGCCGGTGAACGAGGATGACCGGGCTGAAGTCGGCAAGGGACACGAGTTCCCGACGGCGCTGTTTAAGTCGCACTACAACATGCCGAGCTTCGAGATTTCGAAGTACGCCTCGTCGGAATTCCTGGCGTGGGTGCTGGCGTTCTCGTTGGGCAACGTGACGGTCGTCGGCAGCGCATCGCCGTATACTTACACCATCGTGCCTGCGCTGGGCGCAACCAACGCTACGGGACTCGAATTGCCGTACTTCTCGTACGTCCAACAGATCCGGCCTGGCGGGTCGTCCCTGCTCGATGAAATTCTGGTGGGCTGCGCGGTCAAGGGTTGGAAGCTGGCCATCAAGAATTCTCCCGGCCGCGCGAGCGCGATGCTCTCGTGCGAGTGCGTGACCACCGGCCAGTACACCTCGCCCAGCACTATCACCCTGCCGGCAGCGACGGCGCTGCACGAGTTCAACGCGGGCATGGTGAGCGCGTTGACCATCAACGGCATCAACTATCTGACGGGCGGCAGCGGTAAGCAGTTTGTGTCGCTCGATGCGTCTTGGGAAAACAATTTCCGGCCGGGCTTCTTCCCCGGCTCTGGGCTGCAGGACGGCTACCAGATCCAGGGACGCTTCGAATGGGGCGACCGCACCTTCGCCGTGCAGTTCGTAGTGCGCGTGCAGACCGGGTCCGCTGAGTATGCTGCGCTGATTGCCCAGACGGTCGGCACCGCCACGATCACGTTCACCCGCGATGCCAACAACGCCTTCACGATGCTGATCCAGGCGATGGGTTTCAACGTGGTCGAACTGTCGAACACCGATGGCATCGCTACCCTCCAGGTGACCGGCGTCCAGTTGTACGATCCGACCAACGGTCTGGTCACGATGTCGATCACTACGCCGCAGGGCGGCATCTGCCAGTAGGCTCGCGGCGCCGTTTTGCCGATAAACACTTTGATGGAACAACAGACCAACAAGCCGATGTTTGACGCATCGAAGCCTATCGTCGTGCCGATCCTCTCGGGCGGGGAAAAGCGATGCGAAGTGCGTTTCCCGACCGACGAGGAATGGTGCTTCTGGGCTCGGGCCCAACGCACCATTCGCCATTTCCTGGGGCGCGGGAAGTCGCAAAGCGAAGACATCGATCTTCCGAAAATCAACGCGGAGTTATTCAGGAAGATCCGCATCGACCAGGACGGTCCCGAGTTCGACGACGCCGAAGCCGGTATGGTGATCGGTCGCGTCGAGCGTTGTCAGGTGGCCAGCATCGAGCGCGAGGGCGTCAACTACCGGATCGAGATGAAGGTACCCGGCGCGCGCGTGACGCACGTCCTGCGGATGCCGACCGCCAAGGAGATGCAGGACCATGAGAAAGCATCCACCAGCGTCGTGGCCGCCAGGCGCTCGGTCGAGACGCGGGCGTTCCTCGAGCCCAGCGGCGCGCTCTACGATAAGCTGCACGTGTCGCACGACGGTTATGCCGGCGACACGCCCATCGTCCACAAATCCGCGGCGGTCTCCGAAGTGATCGCGCAACTGGCCATCGAGGCAGACGACGACCCGGAATAGCGCAGCCCGACTCTCCGGAGGGGCCGGGCTTGCGATTCCTGATCCGCTCGGCGTGCCGCCAGGGGTCGGCGTGCGGACGCGATGAAGACTGCACGGACCGCGTGTTCCGGTGCCGGCAGTGCGGTTACTCTTCTCCGGACGAGTTGGATGGCTGCCCGCAGTGTAGCGCGGGCTGGAAGGCCATCGACGTCAGCCATGGGCCGAACTGCCCGAGGCACCTGCTCGACGAAGCCATGGACACGCCGAACGGCCTCCTGGTCCGGCGGTGCTTCCGGCTTCTCAACGCCAAATCGCTCGGGTTGACCCTCACGCTCAACGACATCACGGAGGAGGAGTTCCGCGTGATGGAGTTGATCGATAGCGAGCAGAAAGAATACGTCGCGGCAGAGGACCGCGATGTGAAGAGCTTCCAGGAGTTGCTGATCCGGAAGCTATCCCGCAGGTAGACCCGAGCGAAGGTTTCAGTTATAAATTTGATGGCGTCGCGCTCAGGGCTTGGAGAGAGCCACTACGCTGCTTGGTGGACTGGTTCATGATGCAGCCGCATCAGTTGCTCAGCCTTCAACGCAACCATGGCATACGTTCGGCCATCGGCATCGCAGAACTCAACCTCGTAGACACCCGGTGCCCAGTTCTCGACCACAGTTCCGACCTGACCGCGCACCAATCCCTCTCCGGGCAGGTCGTGGATCAGCGCAACGACGGAGTGCATCTCAATTTCTGCCATAACGAAACTTCCTTACTTACAGTACATAACAACTCGTGAGCCGCGGCAAGTCCTCCCCGGTTCGCACGATCCACGTGCTGCGTATCCTTACGGTTCTGCCTTGCCGAACGAAATCGAAATCCACGATGTAGCGCTGGCCGTATGGGTTCGCAACGCCGAGACATGCCTCACCCTCATGGGCGACCTCGCTCAGTGCCGTCCTGAGATCTTCGGCGTCAGCGCTTCGGATTCCAACGGAGGCAAATACCCGTGCTTTGTTACGGCCACGCGGATGTTGTGAATTCAGGCAGTAATCCTGGAGCTTGCGGATATCGACAATGGCCCGATCGCCATTGGGCAGTTTCATGAATCATCTATCGTAACCCTTCCCGGCCAAAACCGTTTGAGTTTCCATAAATGCTTCGCTTCCAAACAGTCGTCCGGCGCGCTCGCTTTGCGTACTCCCCGTTCACCGCCCAGGAGATGCAGGGTTTCGCGCAGTTGCTCGCGGACACGATCCGCAAGCGCATCCAGAGTGGCCAGAACATTTACGATCAGGCGGCGACGCCACTGAAGCCCGCAAAGGCCGGGCGCCGCGGCTATCCCGATTACAAGGCAGCCCACGGCCTGCAACCGATCCGCGACTGGACGTGGACCGGACACACCATGCGCTGCCTCAAGGTGCTTACGGCGACCGAGAACCGCGCGGTGATTGGCTTCCTCGACGAGGCGTTGCCCGGTCGAAGCCAGACCGCTTCGCAACTTGCGTTCTGGAACAACCAGCGGGAGCGGATGTGGGGCGTGTCGCCGGCAGATCGGGACAAGGTGTTTCCGCTGATTTATAACTACCGCCCGGTGGTGACGCTGCAGCAGGTCCAGGGGGCGGGCAGCGCGGGCTCGACGTTCCGATCCTTTCAGAGCTTCGGCTCCACGTATTTCGGTTCCATGCGGCAGGCGGGATTTGAGCAGTACCTCGGTGCGAAGGCAGCTTAGAAAATGGGCGACCAAGCTGAACGCGTAGTTCTCGAGGCAGAGGACCAAGTCAGTCCGGTGGTGAATCAGGCCAACAGCAGCCTGGACAGCTTCGAGAAGAAAGCGACGACCGCGCACGACAAGGTGGTCCGAATCACGGACCAGACCAGGACGAGTGTGCAGCGTCTCATCTCCTCGCTTGAGAAGCAGGCCGACACGTTCGGCAAGACCGGCGTCGACCGGCTTATCTCCCAACGCGACCAACTCCTCCAGCGATACGCCAGGGAGCCGCAGGCCATCGACGCCATCACACGGTCGTACGAAAAGATGATCGCGATTGAGGAGAAGGCATCGCGCGATGCACTGGCCGCCAAAGCCGCCAAAGAGGCAGAGGAGGCTCTCCAGAAGCAATCGCTGGCCATCGAAGCGTTCGGTCAGCGGATCAGCCAATCGATGGATAACCCGCTCCAGGTTGCCAGAGGCTCAATCTCGTCCGTGCTTACCGCTCTCGGTCCTTTCGGCGTGGCGGTCGCGTCTGGCGCTGCCGTACTCGGTGCCGTAGCGGTGTCCGCGTTCCAGGCTGCGAAGAGTCTCGGCGAGTACGGAACGCACATCAAGGATGTGGAATTGCGCACCGGCCTGGCCGCGAAGGAGGTCGGGCAGTTCGGCTTCGCGGCGCGCGCGGTCGGGCAGGACATTTCGATTGTCGAACGTCTCATGCGCGGCCTCTCGCAGGCAGCCGACGACAGCTCCCACGAGGGCGAGAAGGCGCGGACAACTCTGCGCGGGATGGGAATCGATCTGCACAACGCCGCCGGCGAGATGAAACCCACGTCCGAAACCCTGGTTGAGATTTCCGAGGGTTTGAACAAACTTCCCGAAGGCCTCCAGCGGGACGCGGCGGCCATGGACCTGTTCAAGCGGGTCGGCGTAGAGGCGATTCCGTTCATGACGGAGCTTAACGACAACCTGCGCATCGCCCACGACGAGGGCTTCGGGCCGACCGAGGACGACATCCGGCGGTTCACCGAGTACCAGCGTGAAGTGACCGTGCTCGAAACCAAGTGGGACTCCCTGGTCCGCAAGTTCAAAGAGGGGTTGGTCATCACCGTGTCGTACGTCGGCCAGGGCGTCGATTGGTTCCTCAAGAACGTTGCCGCGCCCAGCAGCGAGGAGGAGCACGCGGGTGAGGAGTTGCAGCGACAAGACCAGGAAGCGGTCCGGGCGGCGGGCGGTGCGGGCGCGAAGATGTCGATCTCTGCCCATCGGCAGGCGATGGCAGATATGGACCGGCGCGCGCCGGACATCATGAAGAACCGCGACGCCACGCTACAGCAGATCGCGGACCTGCGCAGCCAGCAGCAGCAGTTGGTGGGAGATTTCGGCCTGCTGCAGGCGGTGGCGCCCACGAAGGACGAGCAGGCCAAGGCGCAACGCGCGACCCAGATCCAAGGCCAGATCCAGCAGTTGCAGCAGATGTTGAACGATGCAGAGGCGGCCACCAGACGGACGGATCTGCATGGCGGCAAAGAGGAGACGGATCGGTTGCGCGCGCGATTCTTCGGTACGCACGAGGGTATGGAGAAGGCATACGCCGACGCCAAGAAGGATGTCGAGCGACTGCAGAAGGAACTGTTCGAACCGGACAAGCCGTTGACGAGGGCGCAGGCGCAGGACCTTGGCCACCAACTCCAGAGTGCGCAAACCGACGAGGCGCGGCGCAAGGCGGCGTTGGACGCGACAGCACATGGCGGGGAGGCACTCAAGGAGTTTCGCCGCCAGGCGGCAGAGTTTGAGAAGAAGGGCGATGAAGCAGAACTCGACGCAATCGGCAAAATCTTCTATCAGCGAGACCAGCTTCTAAAGCAGGCCGTGCTAGTGAAAGCGTCGGAAGTGGAGATCGCCGCGATCCGCAAGGCGGCCGATGAGCAGGCCGGAAAGATCCGCACTGCGGAGACCGCGAAGTTCGATGCGGACTGGCGGAAATTCGAGGAGTACGCACAAGCGGATCAGGCCAAACGTTCGATGAAAAACATCGCGAGCCTCGGCCCGTCGAAAGAAGAGATGAAGGAATGGGAGGACTGGTTCCGCGCCCAGGACCAAGTCGCTTCGATCAACCTCGAATCGCAGAAGGACCGGCTCACCCGCGAAGCCAGCCACGCACAGAAGATGGTGGGGTTCAGCGGGGCAGAGGGCACGGACGCAGTCCGCGAGACGTATCAGATCCGGATCGATCTCGCTAAGCAACTCGCCGAGGTCGAAGCGGAACGGATTCTGAAAGAGACCACGGGCTCAGAGCAGTTGGTCGCCGGCGCCAGGGCGATGAAGGCACTCAATAAAGAAGTCGCCGACGCGCAGGAAGAGGCGGTGCTCAAGGAGCTTGAAATTCAGAAGCAGCAGATGGACTCGATCAAAAAGGAAAGCGAGGGTCTGTGGCAGACGCTCCTGACCCACCCCACCAAGTTCCCGAAGGAACTCGCTAGCACGCTTCACGAGGCGGTGATCAAACCCGTGGCGGAAGGCATGGCGTCGATGACCGCCAACATCCTGCATCCGGCGATCTACGGCGCGGACGGTGGCGGCGGGCTGGCCGGGATTTTCAAAGGCATCTTCGGTGGTAGCAAGCAGGCCGACCCGGTAAAGATATCGACGGATCAGAACACCACCGCGACGATTCTGAACTCGGCGCACGTGGCGGCGCTCACCGCCGTGCTTGCCGGCGCTATGGGCATGACCGCTCCGGCGGTGGCCGCGCCCGCAGGGATCCCCGGCCTGGCGGGTGTCTCCGTGCCCAGCATCTCGGTGCCCGCGCGGATGGCTACGGTAACGATGACCGGTGGCGGCGGCGCTGCCGTGTCGGAGGCCAGCCCAGCTTATTCCGGCCTCCCGGTGACGCCGGATCGCATTGCGCAGAGTCTCGGTATCGGCGGCGCGTCCACTGGTGGCGGCGGGCCGAACGGCGCGTACAGCATGTCCGCGCTGGCGAACCTACCGCTAAACCATCAGAGCCCGCTGTTCCAGATGTTGGCGCCGGGACTCAGCGGCAAGGCCGGCAGCGGCGCCAGCATGCTTTCGAATCTCAAGGGCTCGGTATTTAACCAGAGCGCATATGAGAGCTTGGGCAAGCCGTACACTACCGGCGCGAGCCTGGAGAGCGGCGGCCTCGCAGTGGCCACGTCGCCCGCAGCCACCGCCGCCGGGATGATGCTCGCGACCAGCGGTCTGATGGGGAAGCAAATGGGAAGCTGGGGCGGCGTCGGTATGGGCACTGTGGGCGGCGGCTTGTTGGGCGCCGGTATCGGCATGCAGGCGGGCGGCCCCATGGGCGCGGTGCTCGGTGCCGGGATCGGCGCGATTGCCGGCTTCGGGATCGGCGTCGGCGAGAAGCTGGCCGGCATCGAGTCGCCGACGGTCAAGGCGCACAACGACATCAAGCAGATTTACAACGTCGATATCCCGCAGAACAGCGGCACCATCAAGCAGGTCGTGAGCATCGCGCAGTCGCAGTTCGGTGGCGATATCGCTGTAGCTGTGCGGTCGCCCAGCGTGAGGCAACTAGTGATGCTCTACTCCGAAGCCACGGGCCAGAAAATGCCGCTCTCCGCGTCGACCCCATACGCGGGCAGTCTGGTCGAGCAGGGCGGGAACCTCTACCAGCAGGCCAGCTTTCAGAACAACGCGTGGCACTCGTACGCCTCGGATCTCCCCACATTGGGCGGCCTCGGCGGGACGACGTTCCCGACGACTCCAGGACCGAATACGACGGCGGGCGGCAGCACGTATGTATCGCTCAACCTCAACGGGCAACCGATCACCGCGGACTTCGTGGCCGACCAGTCCTTGGCGGCGCAGAACGCCAGCTACGGACGGACGCAGCAGTCGGCCAACCTCCAGGTGCCGGGGCTGATGGTGGCGTGATGACTGCACAGGCAGAGCGAAGGATTCCCGCGTTTTACAAACGGGTGCGGCGCATCGAGCCGGCAACCGTCCAAACCCTTCCGATGTGGACTCGGTCCGAGGTGATCGGCCTCGCCAAGGCGAGTTGCGGGTTCTGTCATGGGTACGGTCTGCTCCCGATCCTGCACAGCGTGGAGGAGCCGTGCAAGTGCGTCTTCCGCGCCATCTTCCGCGCCTGCCACGCGCGATACCGGGAGTGCGAAGCGATGGTGACGCACACCAACGGAGTCGGCATCGAGCGCGCGGGCGGGCCGAGCGGCTATCGCCTCTATTCACGGAAGCGCCAGGAGTACACCGCCGATTTCGCGCTGGTCGCACACCGAATTCTGGCGCCGGCAGACCATGAGCTATTTCGATTGCACTTCCTGGGTCGCGCGGACTGGCGGGCTTGCTGCCGCGCGCTAGGGCTTGATCGCGGGACGTTCTTCCACAGCGTGTATTCGATTACCGAACGGCTCGGCCGGACCTTCGCCGAGTTGCGGCCATACCCGCTCTATCCGGTCTCGTCCTATTTCGCGGGTGTGGTGCAGTCCTCGGAGGCGCTTCCGCTCGAAGCCGACGTCGAGGAAGCGTTCCCGCCGGCCCTTCGTCGCCAGCGAATGGTCGCGCAGTGATAAACCACCATGCCGGGTAATATCCTCGCCGCCGTCCCGAACGGCGTGATGCCATTTGCGCTGTGCACCGCGTTCACCGAGTCGCGCGAGTACGCGCAGCTCCAGAACCAGTATCGCGACGGCACGATCCAGCGGGCGCAACTGGCCCAGACTTCGCGCCGGACCTTCCGGCCGAACATGCGTCTCAACGCGACGAAACTCGCCACGCTCTACACCTTCCTCACTTCGCAGAACTTCGGTATGACGCCGTTTCTTTTCTACAACCCGTTCGACGTGCTCGCCGGCCAGCAGATCGGTAGTAACTACGACGCTACCGGCAACAACACCCAAGGCCGCGTGACGGTCGTGGTTCGCGGCAACTGGTCGCAGTTGAGCGACCTGTGCCGGACCAATGTCCAGGGCCTGCAACTGGTCGAGGTGGCGTGATGGCAGATCTAATCGGACGGATTTCCGTACCAACGACGGTGCTCTCGACGGGCGGCGCCGGCCTCTCGGGCACGCAGGTCTTTCCTCTTACGACGGAACTGTCTTCCTACGGGTTCTCCGTCGAGCGCCCGGTGATCGTCCATCGCTTCGGCAGTATGGACGCGAAGCAGGAGCAGCGCTTCTATAGCGGGATCGGGCCTCGTAAGTTCCGCTTCTCGCGCGGCAACCTGGGCTGGACGGAGGCGCGCGAACTCAGATCGTTTTGGGAGTCGATGCAGGGCCCATGGGAGGCGTTCACTTACAACGTCCCCAACCCCGGTGGAACCACCACGTCGGTCCTCGTGACCTTCGAGGAGACGCCGGTCTCCTTCAACTACCTGCGCAACGCGTGCCAGACTGGATTTAATCTGGTCGAGGTCGTCGATCCGACCGCCGCACCGACTTACGCGGTGGTAGCCGCGCCCTGCCTGCGATTCCCCTCGACCGCGCTTTCTGCGGCGCTGCTTTCCGAAGTCCAGGAAATCGTTCCGCTCATCCACATCCGCGTGCAAGAGGCCACCGTGCCGGACATCTGGCTTTCGGACCGGCGCGTGACGCTCACCGATGGCGCTGCCGGCGCGGTGGCCGCCGCGCTCGGCTGGGCGGGCAGTTCGCAACTCTACCTGCCGCGTATCACCGGGATCGGCGAGCCCGGCTCCGACACGCTGATCTCCCAGGACATCAAGGGCTCCTCCGACAGCGTGCGATTCACCTTCGGCAACGCCGACCGCACGATGACGGACCTCTCCAACGACACCGATCTCAAATACGCGGAGATCGACTTCTGCGCGTTCAACGTCAATTCCGGTATCCTTATTCAAATCTGGAAGGGCGTCATCCAGAACTTTACGAGCGACGGCACACCGAACTTCCCGGTGGTCTGCTCCGACGGCTTCTTCCAGATCATGAACCAGTACCCGGAGCGGCAGGCCAGCCGCCAGTGCTGGAAGACTTACAACGACGGCGTCTACTGCCTGTGGGCGACCAAGGGCGCGAACTCGGCGGCGGTTACTGCGGCGGGCGGCGATCCGAACAGTTGCGACTTCTACCTGGAGTCGGCGAACGGCTGTCAGGTGCACGGCATGTCTCCGTACTTCGGCGGCCAGCAGGCCGACCCGCAGGGCGTGATTATCAAGGACGACTCCACCGGCTTCCTGGGCTTCGGGCGCAACAAGGTCACCGCCACCTCGATCATCACGGAATACATCTGGGGCCTGGCGCTGCCAGAAATTTGGTGCAACTCGGGCGGTAACGCGCTCTACGCATTCATGGCCAACGCTCTGATGGTCGCGTACCGCGACGAGTCCACGTACGCGGACTCGCTGGGAATCCTCGGCGCGGGACCGCTGGGCGGGTTTACGCCGTCGCAGATCGTCGCGAACGCGGACGGCTACCGGTACGTGGTGGCGCCGATGGTCGACGGCTATACGTGGCAGGGCTTTCAGGTCAACGGCAATCTGGTGATCACAAAGAACCAGCCGGGAATGGGACTCCGGCAGGTCTTGGGCAATGACCCGGCCAATCCGTCTACCGATTATTTCTCGCTCGGCCAGGGGTCGCCGCAGACCTGGGAGCCCAATAACTATGCGGCCGGCGTGGCCTTCTGCGAGTTGCGCATCACGAAGTCGAGCACCATTCAGCCTTCGACGCCCGACCAGCACCAGATGACGATTCCGCTCGACTACGGGCTGTCCGGCTTCGTGTGGGATCAGAACGGCAACCGGTCGGTTGTCTCCGGCCTCATCAACCCGTTTTGGATCTGCGTGAACATGCTCCTGCGCGCCATGGGGCTTACCGCCGGCCTCGAGGCGCCACTCAACACGCAGACGATCACGATCACGCTTCCGCCCAGTTCGTTCTTCAGCTTCAGCGGTTCCACCATCGGCGACTTCAAGATCGTGGCGTTCACCGGAAATCCCATTGGCATGTGGGCGTGCCTGATCGCATGGATCGGGAGCGCGTTCACGGGCAACGCGTACAGCGTGCCCATGAGCAACGCAGCGAACCAGGCCGCGGTCCTGTTGCAGCAGAATCTTTACAACTGGCAGAGCCTCGCGCCTCGATACCAGACTGCTGCGAATCGAACTATCTTCGAGGCCAACTTCACGACCGTCTGGCAGGCGTACGTGCAGGCGTGCGTGGTGATCGCCGGTGCCAATCCGACCGGCAACGCAGAGAAGGCGCTGATCGCATCCGTCGAGGACCGGATGACTCTCGGCATGACGTTGACGGTCGGCAGCATGACCTTTACGGGCGATGGTAAATACGACTGGTTCGCTTACTACCTCAACCCCATCACCAGCAGCGCGACGCCCGGCGACTCGATGTCGTACCCGAGTGTGTCGGCGCAGCAGTTGGCGGCGTTCGTTCTCTCCTCGCTGATCGTGGGCGACGGCAGCGGCACCGCGGAGATCGCCGCCGCCCAAGTGCCGGCCATCCTCGGCACCGGGAATGAAATTCAGTTTCAGTTTCAAGGATCGATCAGCAGCCAGAAGCCTTTCCGCGACTGGCTCACCGAGGTTCTGAACTGCTGCCTTGGCTTCTACGCGTGGGAATTCGGCAAGCTGAAATTGGGCTGCCGCATCAACGCGAGTGCGGTGGACGCTTACACCATCGGTAGCGTTCTGTTCCAAAGCCTGCGGTTGACGCCGATTGTGGCGGCCTTCGAGCACCTGATTATTTCCTACGCCGACGTCGCGTATCAGTACCAGACCAACACCGCCGATTACGTCGACAAGAGCCATGCGGCCTACTATGGCCGCGCCGGCTCTCCGCTCACGAGCCAGATGCATTCGGTGGGCATTTCGACGCTGAGTCAGGCCCTACGGATCGCGGCGACGCGTACGCGCGAAGAGTGCGGGGGCGTCACGCCGATGGAGTGGCGGAATGCCCGCAGCGCATCCTGGCAAACGACGCTCCTGGGTCTTAACAACGAGGTCGGCCAAGTCGTCTCGATGACGCACCCGGACATCCCCGGTGCGCGGGGGACCTGCAACGTGACCGGCGCGACCGCGACCTGGGTAAGCGGCGACGTGTGGACGTACGCCGGCACGGCGGATGGCGACACCGAATTCGTCAACAAGGCGATTCTGATCGGCGGTATCCAGGTGACGATCACTGCGGTGGCCGCCAACGGTTCCACGATCACCACCAACCCCGCGCCGCCCAGCGGGACCGGCCTGGTCTTCCACGTCATCACGATGTGTTTCCGGGTTCAGAAGTGGAGCCTCAAGAAAGACTGGTCGGTGCAACTGGAAGGGCAGACCGTTACCGCGTCGATGTACGACCTCGACGTCGGTCCCAAGCCGGTGGACGTAGCGCCTGCGCCGCCGTCACCGATCTTCTACGCGATTCCGGCCGGACCGGTATGGGCTCCGTACCAAGTGCAGGCCAACGCGGGCGACGCGCTCTTCCCTGGCGAGTGGACGTTCGACTCGGATCAGGTGTACGTGCCCCTGCAGGACGGCAGCCAGCAAGCCTACTTGGTGATCACCGGGAAGTTGCCGGTGAACGAGTTCAGCGCCACAGGCGCGGGCGCACCGGGAGTCGGGCTGGTGGGGCAGGCATCGACGGGCGGGTCGCTGCCGGCGATGGTGACGTTGTACGTGGCCATCTGCGCCGTCGACGGGAGCGGGCTCCCCTCTGTGCCGTCGAGCATCCTGGTCCTCGGCACCTCGGTGTCGGGCACCGATACGTTTACGCTCGCGAACATCACGTGGCCGGCGGTCACCGGGCTGGCTTCCTTCGTTCTATTCATCGCCAGCCAGGACGACCTGATCTGCGAGCAACTGACGGGCGCGCTCACGCCAACCGGGAACGGCACGACCTACAGCCCTTCCTCCATCACGTTTTCCGGCCCGTTGACGCGGTCGACCTGGGCGATGCCTTCGCCGTACGTCGCAAAGGTGCGCATTAAGTCGAAGCTTCTGCGCCACTCGGGCGTGATCGGCGCGTCCGTGGCCAGTGTCTCCACGAATACGATTGTGTCGAATGACATGGTCGATACCTCGGCCACGCCGTTCAACGCTGCCGGACGCGTGCTTTCGATCATCGGGAGGCCGAACGCTAGCACGCCGTACGCGAGCTTCAATATCACGAACCACGTGCCGGCGACGGGAACGCTTACGCTCGACCGCGACCCCACCGGGATCGTGCTGGTGGGCGACGCATTCGCAATCCGATTCAAGGCAGACAACCTGAACAGCATGCCGCCCTCGGTGAACACGGTCAACGACAACGGCTGCAAGAACTCGCTGAACGCTTACGGCGGGATGGGCGTCGTTGCCGGAGTCGGTGTCGAGATTGGGAACCTGATCCGCATCATCGCCAACACCGGGCGCGGCCAGCCGCCGAGCACCATCACGGCGAACACCGCAACGGGCTTGACCTTCCAACCGGCGCTTACGATGGACGAAACGTCGGTGTGGATTGTCGAAGGCCCGACGTGGGGCTTCCAGGCGGATTCCACAAGCATCGACAACGCCAGCCCGTTGACTGCGGTTGCGCTCTCGGTTCCGACCGCGAACTTCATAAAGCAACCGATGCTGATCGGAGGGTTTACGGTGGATGTGAACGGCAACGAGTCTCCGGACGGCGACGCGCCCGTCCGCGAGGACTGGATCTATGGGGCGGCCGGTACCAACGCGTCTCCGGGCGCGACGCTGCAGGTGGCCGGCACACTGGCGATTGGCAGCAATCAGGCGCCCCCGTTGCAGTTGAACGCTACACGTACTCCCAACGAGGTCGTGGCGTTGGTGGGCACCGCACCGACCGGCGCGGGACTGACGGTCAACATCAACGTGGGCGGCGTGCTTTGGATGACCATCACCATTGCCGCCGGCAACCTGTCGGTGCAGGCCACCAGCGCGCAGTTGACCGCTTCCGGCGCGCTCGCCGGCGGCGCCAGCATCACGCTCGATATCGCTGCTGTCGGAACCACGGTGCCGGGCGCGAACCTCTCGGTGTTCATTTACATGTAGGCCCGCACCATGTCGATTGCCAAACTACAACCGCATCGCTCGATGTACCTGCGCGGATTCGACCGGCGCGGAGCTGCGGCGTCGCTGCACAACGCGTCGGGCGCCGGCTTCACGCTCTCGGGCTGCTGGTCGGACCAAGCGGATTTCGCGGTGGCAGTCCTGTTCGATGCGGACGATGTTTATGGGCATTTGTATACCTCGAGGTACCTACCCGACTTCTCCCTGGCCGGCGTGACGTTGGACTTCGATCTGGCTTGGACGGGCTGCCAGAATCCGACGAGCTCGAAGTACCCTTCGGTGGCGTGGGGCTCGCTGAGTTACATCGCGCGCAGCGTCGCCGGCGGCGTCGTGACAGAAACGCCCGGCACGGTGGCGCTGCCGGTTACGGCGACCACGGGCGGCGCGCAGGCCAGTTGTACTTACACGGTCAACGGCACTCCGGCGGCGTACGACCGCGTGCAACTGGTATACCTGGGCAACGTGCTTTTCGATGTGGTGGTGCCGGTTTGGGCCGGGGCTGTGTCATCCATCGTCTTTGCATTCTGGAATTCCGCTGGCACCGGGTATAGCCACACGATCACCATCGGTACGCAGACTTACACCCACGTGCAGCTTGCGACTGATGGCTCGGGCGATATTGCGACCGCGCTGGCGCTCCTCATCAACGTGGCACCGGACGCGAACGCCACGGCGGTGGCGGCGGGGAACAATGTGACGCTCACCCCGAAATTGAACACGGGCGCAGAGGTCACATGCTCTGCTTCCGATGGCAACGCGACCGGGGTGCTTCTTCTCGAAATCACGAGCGTCACTGCATGGGTGGCCGGCCAACTGGTGGCGCAGATCAACGCGAACACGGTCTTGCAGGCGACGCAGACCGGCAGCACCTTCACGGTCCAATCGCGGACGGAGGGCGTGGACGGCAACGGAATCGAACTGCTGGAGATGCACAAGACCACGACCTGCTATCTCACGCCGGCTGGCGCATCGAAGCTTACGGGCGGGACCGACCCGACGTCCATCCACGTCCACATGGACTTCTCCGCGCTGGGCCTCGCCACCGTCCGGCAGCTATGGCTTACCTTCGCACCTCCTCTCACTTACGACGCCGGGACGGTCAACCCGGCGCTTGTGGCGTTCGCGCCGCAGGAGTGGTCGGCGGTCCTGGCCAACTGGACGGTCGGCGATCCGGGCGGCGTCACTCCGCTGAAGATCGCGGGGCCCGGCTCGGTGACCATTGCTTCGGGCGACTCGTGGGCGGCGCGGGCGGGTAGCGGTTGGAATCAGGTAGCGGGCTGGTATGTGGGCGGCTTTGCTTGGGACAGCGCTCACGCCGGCGACACGGTTACGGTGAAGTACTCCTGCCAGTTCGCGCACAACCTGTACTGGGGCACCGCGCTCTCGACGGTCGGCGGCGCGATCAGCGCGTTGGTGGACGGCGGCGCTGCGATCCCGGTGAGCGCCTATTCCACGCAGTCGTCCGGCGCGCCAACGGCGGGGCGGCGTCTAATTGCATCCGGCGTCGCGGCGGGCTCCCATACCGTGGCGCTTACGGTAGCGAGCGGCACGTGCATCTTCGATTTCCTGCAGGCCGCGGTGCTGGCAGATCCGGCGTTGCCGGCCACTTCCTACTCCGTGGTAGGGTGCGCCTGCGACTACGACACCGGGCAGACCTATCAGATCGCGCCCGCGCGCCTCCTGTGGACGCTCAACCAGGCCGGCCTGAACGGCGACATCGACTTCTACGTCGGCGTCTTTTTCGCGTTGAAGCGCGCGCGCAGTGGCGGCAACTTTCATCAGGCGACGGTGACTCTCTCTGGGACCATCAATCCGGGGAACTCGTTCGGGGTTGGCGCGGACACGGTGTGGATGACGGTCGGCGGCACGTACCCAAACAGCGGAACGGCGATCTCCGGGGCGACAACCAAGGGTGGGAATCCCTCGGGCGGCGGTTCGCTTGGCGGCACGGTGCTTGGTGCGGTGGCGTATCCGGCCGACACCCTGGCGACGCTTGCACAGCGCGTCGTGAACGCAATCAACGCGACGTTCGTCGGCACCTGCGCAGCTCCGACCGCGACCGCCGGCCAATTCACCATCACCGTCCTCAGCCCCATCAACGGGTTCAGTCTGGACCTGTCGGTGAGCGCGGGCGCGGGGATCGCGGTAGCGGTGGCGGGCGACATCGGTTCGACCTCCCTCGCGGGCGGGAACGAAGGCACGTGGGCGGTCGATGCGTCGCAGGCCTCTCCGCTCAACCGCGCGTTCAAGGATTACCTGACCGACCTCGCGACGCTGGTGAAAGCGGCCGGCCAGACCATGACCGTGGCGTTCTCCCAGGAGCTACTCGCGCCGCCGGACGCGGCTACGTCGGCCAGCGCGTGGTGCCAGCGGTTCGCGAACGGTGCGGTGGTTCTGACCGCCACCGGTTTCGGGTCGTGGGGCGCGGGGGTGGTGGACGGAGTGAGCGGGTCCGGCCCGCAGACTATCGAGCAGATCGGGCACGGGTACGTTACCGGAAACACCGTCCACATCGCGCAAGGATCGAACGGCGCAGTCTGGTCGGTGACCGTCACGGACGCCAACCACTACCAGTTGACGACACTCGTTTCGGGGACCGCGTTCACCGTCGCGCCGGGCGCCACGACGCTGATCGATCTTCAGACCGCGCAATGCTGCTTCAACCCGGCGACGGTCACCGCTTACCTCGAAAAGTGCTATCTGCAAGCGGCCGGGATTCTGGCGGCGGCCGGCCTCGTGCCCTGGCTTCAGTTGGGCGAGGTCGGTTGGTGGTTCTTCTCGCGGCTGATGAACGAGGCCATCGGGTATGCGAGTTGGACCGCGCCCATCTCGATAGGCACGGCGGCGGCACACGGGCTCGCTACGGGCCAGAACGCGATAGTCGCTGCGGTGGGAGGCGCGACGGCGGCGGATGGAACGTGGCCTATCGTGGTCACTAATTCGACGCACTTCACCGAGACCGGATCGAACGGGAACGCCGCGTACACGGCGGGGGGCACGGTGAGCGGCGGCGGCATGGCCTATTACGACGCGTACACGGCGGTGGCGGCCGTGGCGGCGCTGGGGCGCGCACTGGCCAGCTTCTGGACGCAGGACGACAACCCCAACATCAACTCGTACGCCGACGCGAACTTCCTGCGCACCCAGGTGTACACCCACATGCACGCCATCGCGCAGGCAGTGAAGGCATCGTACCCAGGAGCCAAGATCGAGTGGCTGCTCCCGCTCGATACCAACAATCCGACCGTCTATTGGAACGCGGGGTATCCGTACCCGCAGGGCGGCCGAATGAACAATTACGTCAACATCCCGTCGCAGTACATGGCGCCGAACGGCGACATCGACCGGGTGAAGTTGGAGGCGCTCTCCTGGGGCACTTCGTATCTGAACATCGATCTGGCTAAGGCGGCGATGGTTTATGGGACTGCGACGCTGACTTATGCCAAGGCGGCGACGGCTTACCTCGTCCCGTGGTTCAACGGCGCGTGCGCGTGGGCGGCGCAGTACTTGGCGGCGGCGAACGCGGGAGTACCACTTATCTGTTTTTGGGCGGCCGACCATCTGACGCTGCTTAGTTGGCAGGTACCTCCTTTGCCGGCGAACAGGCGGGCCGCCAGGGTGTTCTAAACAGCAACTTAGAAAGGAAACTTCATGAGACGCCTATTGCTTCTGTGTGCGGCGCTGCTTACTCCCCTCGGCGCTCAGACGCTGATTCAAGAGACCAAGATTCAGGCCCCAGGTGGTGCGGCAATCACCAACGGTACGATCACTCTCACGCCCACCGTTCCGTTTGTAGCGGCAGACGGTGTTCGAGTTGAGATGCAGTCGAACACCTTCAGCATCGTGAATGGCGCGGTGACGATCCCGTTAGAGCCGAACGACACGGCATCTCCGGCGAACAGCGCATACAACGCCGTCTACCTGTTGAACGGGTCGATCCGGCGAACTGAGACGTGGGTCGTTCCTACCTCGTCTACGCCGCTTCGGATTTCCAGCGTGGCTCAATCGGTTGCTCCACCCAGCACCGCCGCAACGCAGTGGGGTCAGATGAACGCGGCCGGCCTGGCTGACGGGATGTACTGCGTGACAGTTGTTTCCCAGCGAGTAAGCCTGCTGCCGTGCGCTGGAGGAAGTTCCTCCCTCAAGCTTTCCGCTCTAACTAACGCTCAACTGACGGCGCTGACTAACAGCCAG